ACTCTTTCAAATTGCGGTGCTAAAGTCATAAACAATCTACTAAACCATTGTGTATCGGTTACGGGTGTAGAAACGTTTGTGTCGTCAATTCCTAAAAATGTACTTTTTACTTGATAACCCGCTTTTTGTGTTATTATTCTAAACAATCTTTGTATTCTTATAGCGGGTTTAAGCATACTAGGTCTTATAATCCCGTATTGGTTCATACCATTTAAAATCTCTAAATAGTCTACAAATAAATCAGTATTAGAATATCCAATTTCATCTACAAAGTCTTCGGGCGACCAAAACATAGACGAGCTTAAAGGTTGTTGTGAATGTCCGTAGTCTATAATTGGGTACATTATATCGTTAGTAGTAGTCGGAGTGTCTTCCGTAGTAGTAATTCCCGTTGTCCAACTGTTAATAATATTGTCTACTGTTAGCTTGTGGTCTAGTTGTTTATCGTCTGTTACTGCTCCCGTAGTTTCATCTACATTTTTAAAAGCGTCTTGTAGTCTTTTATCTTTAAGATCAGTAAAAAAATCCGCAGTATTACCAAATAAAGCTATTTCGTATAATCTTTTATTTAGATAAATAGCTTTTAATTGTAGAAAACCTTTAAGTTGTGGTACACTATCTATATATAGTATAGCTTGAAATTTAGTTTGAGCATTATATACTAACGTTTCTAAATTAACGTCAAAATAGTTTTCAAAAAATTCATTGTTACGATTAGAAAAAGGTAGTTTAATTGTTTGACTAAAACTAGCTTTCCTTTGATCTGGACTTTTTAAATCTAAAAAATTATAATTTACAACTACATTTGGAGCTTGTTGTAAATCCAATTCATATTGATCTACGTCAAAAGGTGCGGAGCTATCATTTTCTCTACGGTATGCTACAAGTCTAACATTCATTAGCTATTTGTTTTTACTTTATTAGCGTACTCTAAATTTATAGTATATTGTATTTTCATTTTATCGTTTACGCTTGTTTTTTTTGTGTAAGTTTTATTAGTAATTATCATTGGGTACACAATACTATTATCGTCTAGTAAATGTACGTTAGTAGACGTAAACAATTCTTCTAGCCAAGCACCCTCGTCTTCATTTAACCAATCAGTATTAACAACTAACTTTCTTTGTGCTTCTGTAAATAAAGTTTCTCTACCCCTATCATAGTTTTCATAAGTGAACGTAGCACTATTCCAACTTCCTACCACTCTTTCCATTTCTTCGCTTTTTATATTTATACTTTCCATAGACTTACCCCGAAAATTCATATAATCCCAACAACCTAACCTATTACGCCAAGCTAACCTAATATTGTCGTATTTATTGCAACTTTGGTGTCTATCCTCTATGCCCGTAATTCCAGCACCATATCTATAAAAGTAGTAGGTTTTAGTTCTAACAGTACCGCCCGTAGCTAGTCCTTTAATTGTATAGTACGCCCAATTAGTATTATTGCTAGGTCTTTGTAGATTTGTACCACCATTATTAAAATTTTGCAAGTTGTATGTACCCGCCCCAAAATATATTAAACTATTTTTTACGTCGTCAGCACTAGCTTTACCACCTACACCCGTAACGTTGCTAATATCTACACTATTTATTAGTGTTCCGTCAGCTAAATAATAGCTAACGTTTATTTTTTCTATTGGCGATCCGTCAGTAATTAACCCGTCTTGTATAAAAGCTAACGTTAATTCGTCTACATTATCACTAGAAGAATTACCACCTCTAACAAATTGATATGTTGGACTATTAGTTAAAAATTGTTTTACTATACTTTGAGGTATATATTTAGTCATTGGGTTATTTGTTCCGTCTATGTCTAATCCGCCCTCATTTGTACCCGTATTGGTAAAAGGTGTAGTTGCTGGAGTAGAATATATAATCTCACTAGCTCCGTCTACACCACCACTAGGCAAAGTAACAACGGGAGCGGTAGTTTGTGACGTGGCTTTTTCGTAACCCCCCTCTACTTTTATTCCTACTACTTGACTTGTATTTTGAGAATATATATTAGACGTGTCATTTTTACCTATTGAATGTATAGAACCGTCAATTGTATCAGTAGCAACATCACCAACGTCTTTTAATTGTGTTTCTAAACTTGTTCTTACTATTTTGTGTATGTCAATGATACCAACTCCAGCATTATTTTTAGGCACTTTTATAGTTGTTAATAAAGACCACGTACTAGCGTTAGTTGTACTTTTATATATTTTAGCTACATACTTAAATTTAGGGTCGTTAATAATTGTTGTGCTTTCTTTTAATACAAACATCATAGGGTTATTTGCTCCCGCTAATTGATTTGGTTTTTGTTCTATTGTAAACGCCATTATCTACTTAAATTAATTTTTAAATTTGGTTGTTCATCTATTGTTATTGAATTGTCCATATCTACCGCCATAGCTCTTGTTAAATCTACTTTTAAATCCTCTATCATATCGTCATACGGTTTGCTAATAAACCTTGTTCTTTCTATACCTTTTTGTTTTATACTTCTTGCAATTAAAAAAGCTAATGTTTTATCTTTTATAAATCTACCCGTACCTTTTACTACTGTTCCGTCTTTTTTTGTGTAACCCTTATCTCTACCTTTTAAACCCTTTAATTTTATCCAAGGTAGTATAGCACTTAACGGCGGTTGTTTACCATTCCTTTTAAAAGAAAAATCGCTACCTTGACCCCTTTTATTACCGCTACCTTTAAAGCCACCCGCACCTTGTACGCCCTCGTCTACAAATATCCAATAGTCTTCAGCTTGTCCAAAATTCATTACAAACTTTACGCCACTTTCAGTTTTTTCAATATCATAGCTCATCTCATCAAACAAAGTGCCTTTTGCTCTTTTACCTTTCTTGTTTAGATTAGCTCTAGCTTTTTCTATTAGCCTACTACCAAAACTTGTTAATACTTCTTCTAATGCTTTAGTTTTTAATTCCATTATACGTTTCTATCTTTATCGCTTGGCTCAATAGGAGCGTCACATAGTGAATTAGAATTATTGACTTGCATAGTAAAAGTAGCGTTCCAACCCGTTAGCATATTAGAAAATCTAACGCTAAATGGCTCGGCGTTTATAGGTAAGTTTAAAACTACCTCGTTAGGTATATAGCTAAATTTTTTACCTGGGTCGTTAGCGGTTTGAACCGACAAGTTTTGTCTAAACTCTGCTATAACATCTTGCATAATTTGAAGCATTTCAGACCAAACTTCCTCGCGGTTAGACAAGTCTTCTTTTACTAAATTCATAGTAAATACTTTAAATGTATATGTTAGTACGCCTTTGTCTATGTTTGTATTTCCCGGTTCAACATAAAGTATAGGAAAGTTGCTAGAATCCATTTTTTCTATATCTACTTCGTCTAACAATCCACTATGAAAAGAATTAATTAAAAAATGATTTGTAGCTATTGTATTAAAGTCGTCTACTATGTTTTTATATGTTATCATTTATATTTATTATAATTACTTTTTTCTATATTGTTCTTGTCTTGTTGATAGCTTAAATATGTAAACACTAAAGCTATCTCCGTTTTAGTTATTTTTTCTATGTCTAATATAGACGAAGACAAAGAAAATATAATGTTATACCAACCCCATTTACTAGCTAAAGTTTTTTGACCTTGTTGTTTTTCACTAGCTCCGTCGAATAACTGTTTAAATCTTCCAACAAATTTTTGCCTAAATGAAAAAAAAAATCTATCGCCGATAGTGTTGTACTCATTGGTAAATCTTTAAATTTGTCTATTTCGAGCTCGTCTGGATCATAAGGTTTTACGCTATAATACTCGTTTATTTCTCTATCAACTTCTCTATACAAAACCGACATTACTCTATGTAAATTAGCGTTTATATTACTAGAATATTCTTCTAAATCTACAAACTCGCCCGTTGTCATTTTACTCAAATTAGGTATAAAGCCGTATTGCTTACCTTTAAACTCTATTCTTTTTTCTAAATCTTTTTCTTCTTTACTATTTAAAAACTTGTTTAATTTTTCTACAAGTATTTTTTTATCTTTTAATTTTATTTTTTTTATAAGTTTTTTATCTACTTTACAAAACATAGCTATTATCTCGTCCTCTTTTGTTTTTCTCTTTACCCTAGATAATTCTAAATACTTTTGATATTCTGCAATAGTAATATCTTTCCATTCCGTAGGCACTATAACCTCAAATTTTTTTCTAGCCATTTGTTATAAATATAAAATTGTTGTTTTTGTTCATAAAATATAATACTTACCACTATAATTAGTAGTTAACTTATTTAACGCTACATATCTAATAGCGTCTATTAGATGGTCTTGTTGATTAGTTGCGGGTTTGTTTATTACTTGCCCGTTCTTGTCTACTAGCCACTTATAATACTTAAATTCGTTTATAGCATTTACGCTATTTTTTGTTATATGTATCTTATAACGCCTTAATACATCAATTCCCATATTAATACTATCAGCTCCTTTTTTAGCTCCTTTTATATTAAATCCTAGTCTATGTATTTCTTCTATACTTTTTGGTTCGGCACTATCACCTATTATTTCTACTTGCCTTGTTATATTATACTCTCTTAACCTTTTAGCTATATCTTGATTAGTTAAACCTTTAGCGTATAACAATTCATTAATATATAAATCATCATTTAGCTTGTATACTTCTACAATAGCCGTTGGGTCGTTGCTATATCCAAAATCCATACCTAAAGCTATTAGCGTGGCTTGATCTGGAATTGTGTTACATAGGTTAAATTGTCTAAATATTGTTTCGGTAGGTTGAGCCATATCTCCTAAACCGTATATAGTCCAATAGTTAGAATCTAGCTTTTTTAACCTTTCAATTTCTTTAATTGTTTCTTCGGGTAAAAATGGGTTGTCTAAATATGTAGATTTTATAAAAGTACAGTCATCTCTATTTATAACGTTGTCATAAATCCAACTATAAGGGTCGGACGGGTTAAAGTCTAAATATATTTTTTCGGTACACCTTAAAGACAATTGTATAAAGTCCTCTAAAGAAAACTCTGTTGCTTCATTAAGCCAAAGATAGTTTCTTTTACGACCCCTTACTTTTGCGGGTTGGTCTACACTAATAAACTCTATTGTATTGTTGTTTAGCTTATATGTTAATTCGCTTTTATTGTGATTATCGGGATTATATAAATTATGACTTTCTAGTATATTAAAAAAATCTCTATAAGCACTAGATTTTAAAGCTGGAAGCGTCTTACGACAAATAGTATATACCTTACCTTTGCTTTGTAACGCTTTTAGAATTATTAATTGAGCTAGTGAATACGTCTTACTACTTCTTGTACCACCTTGATTTACAACAATTCTTGTACTAGCATTAAGATTCTTTTGTAGGACTACCGTCCCCTTTAGGTTCAATAATTTCAATTTCTATTTTCTTTATGTCTTCTTCGTTAGATGTTAAATTTATATTTTGTCTTTGTATATAACCTCGCTTATGCCCTTTATGTTGTAGGTAAAATATTATACTTTTCTCTTTTTCGTTTTCTATATTTTTAAATAACTTGCTTTCTACAAAGTCTAATTTTATATTGTCTATTTCGTCTACCCTTTTTCTGAATTCTTCGTCTTCTTTATACCATTTGTAATAACTACTTCTACTTATGCCCGTTCTATTACAAGCCGTAGCTACAATTCCTAAACTACTTTCTAACGCTTGTAGTAATGTTTCTTTCTTTAGTGTACGTTCTTTTTTGCCCATTTTATTAAATTTATTTTATACTTACTTTATAACCTTGTGCTTTTAAATCTTCATATAATTTATTAGCTAGTTTTATGTCTTTCTCTTTTACTGTTATTGTTGTTGGTTTGTCTTCTTCTATTTTATCTATATTCAATCCCAAATCTATATGTTTAAAACCCCATTCTAACAAATCCTCTATATCAAAATTATCCGCCATTATATCAAAGTCAAACTCTCCCGTATTTTTATTTAGTCTAACGTTTAGTTCCTTTTCGTCTTTTTTAGATAGATTTACTCTAACTACGGGTACTTGTGTAGCTCCTAGCTCTACCATAATTCTAACTCTTTGGTGTCCGCCTACAATTGTATTATCTGAATTTATTATTATAGGGTCAACGCAACCAAACTTTTCTAAAGATTTTTTTAAATCCTCGTATTGTTTAGTTGTCATTTTTCTTGGATTATATTCCGCTTGTTTTAATTCGTGTATTTTTATTTTTTCTATTTTCATTAATAACTATGATTATGCTTGTTTTTATTTTGTTCTCTTAATTGATTATTAAACTCTTTATTTGTTTCAGCTTTTATATGACAACTTCTACATAAAGCTATAAGATTTTCTATTTGGTTTCTATGTCCTCTTGGATCGCCACCTAAACCCCTAGCGTCTATATGGTGAATGTCTACTGCAACTCTACTACAATGTTCACATAGTATGACGTCGTCAATAACATAGTCGTAATAGTCCATATATATTTTTACGTACTTTTTCAAATCTTACAACTTTTTTCATATACCTTTTTTAAATTGTCCATAATTTGCCTATTACAAGGACT